GAGATTAATTGGCAGGACAATCCTTGGTTTCCCACAGTTCTTCAAGGCGAACGATTACGCGATAAGAAGAACCTACCTCCCGCTCGCTACGAGCACATATGGGAGGGTGCTTACTCAGACACGGTAGATAACGCGATCATTGAGCCTGAATGGTTTGATGCCTGTATTGATGCGCATATTAAGTTGGGCTTTAAGCCCGAAGGTGTTGAGGTTGTATCACACGATGCCTTTGATGGCGGCCAAGATCCCGCGGCACTGGCTTACCGACATGGCTCAGTCATTCTTGATGTGCAAGAGAGTAGCGTAGGTAGAGCTAATGATGGCTGTGATTGGGCTATTGATTACGCTATTAAAGTTAATGCCGATGCGTTCACATGGGACGGTGATGGTGTTGGAGCAGGACTCAAGCGACAAATAGATTTAGCGTTAGGCCCAAAGAATATCAATATTCAAATGTTCAACGGTGGCACATCACCTGATAGACCTGATGCTATCTACGAGCCGAGCGACGGCGAAATCAGAAAAGCTAAAACCAATCGAGAAACCTTTTATAACCGACGCGCACAAGCTGCGTGGATGGTACGTGATCGCATGTTCAAAACATACCTAGCGGTACGTGATGGCAGTTACATAAACCCCGATGAGTTGATTAGCATTAGCTCAACGATTAAAGGGTTGCCGGTGCTTCGCGCTGAGGCATGTCGATTACCTAAAAAAGATAACGGCTCAGGAAAAATACAACTAATGAGTAAACCTGAAATGAAAAAGCTAGGCATTGATAGCCCCAACATGTTTGACGCTTTAATGATGGGCATTGCTTACGTGCCTGCTCGTCGCAAAAAAGTACGCACCCCTCAAAAGCGCGCGGTGAACTACTACAAATGAACGATGCAAACGATATACATAGCGATATCGCAAAGAGAATTGATCACGATTACTTTGCGACCGATCAGCAGCGTGACTGGACTAATGAAGACATGCGTTTCTGTGATGTTGATGGTGCGATGTATGAGGGCTGGCTTGAAGAGCAGTTTGCAGACAGACCGAAGTTTGAGTTTAACAAAGTAGCTCAAGCGGTTTATCGCTTCGTAGGTGAATGGGCAACAAACCGTGCTGAGGTTAAGTACCTACCCGATGACAATGCAGCCAGTGAAGATGATGCCAAACTATTAACAGGCTTGTATCGCAAGGACTTCCGCAGATCAAATGGTATGGACTCGGTTGATAACGCAGTGATGGAGATGGCCAAGGGTGGTTGTTCAGCGTTTCGTTTAAACACGCAGTTCATTGACCCAGAAGATCCGGAGAATGACAACCAGCGCGTGACGTGGGAGTCTATATTCAACGCACACGCCTCAGTTGTTTGGGATGCTAACGCTAAGCAATACGATAAGAGTGATGCTAAATACGTTATCTATCTGGAGGAATTGACACGCGAGGCAGCAGAGGAAGAGTGGGGCGAAAAGGTTAGCTCTGCGTTTGATCCGCCTAATGGCTATCGATTTAATTGGAGTAATCCTACTCATGTTTGGATTGCTCACTACTACGAGATAAGAAAAGATAAGGTTGAGGCCATTACATTCCAAGGCCCACTTGGTCGTAAGCGAACAGTCTATGCCGATGACTTTAAGCAGCACATGGATGAGTTGGTTGACGGTGGCTTTGAAGAGATTAAGCGCCGCAAAATAATTAGGCATACGGTTTGGAAAACCATTATTGATGGTACTTCGGTACTTGAAGAGCCGGTAAGAATACCCGGTAAGTTTCTGCCTATTGTTCCCATGTACGGCTACCGATCGTATGTTGATGGCCAAGAGTTTTGGTACGGCATTGTGCGAAAGCAAAAAGATGCTAACAGGTTGTTCAATATGTCTGCTAGCTCCGTTGCTGAGGGTGCAGCCACTTCATCCAAAGACATGCCGATATTTACTGATGAACAAGTAGAGGGGCGAAGTGAGCAGCTAACTCAAATGCATCTAGGCAGATACAATTACGCCGTTATCAATGATGTGCAGGATGAGAATGGTAACTCCGTTCCCGCTGGCCCTGTCGGTACGTGGGCAGCTCCTCGTGTTGATCCAAACAATGCCGCAGTTATGCAGATGTCTGCTGATTTTATCCGTGAAGAAACGGGTGGCAATCCTCAGGATGTAATGGACCCGCAAGCCTCAGGTAAGGCTATAGGTGCTGTTCAGCAGCGCGTAGATATGCAGACGCACATTCTTATGGATAACGTATCTAAGTCGCTTAAGCGCTGCGGTGAAGTCTATAGAGCCATAGCCGGAGAGATATACGACTCTGAGCGCATGGCAAGAACCATTGATGAAGATGGCACCGAATCATCCACTATCTTATTCGACTTTGTGATTGATCGAGATACCGGTGAGCCTAAATTCATTAACGACATTACCCGTGGTTCATTTGAAACTATCGTTGATACCGGCCCAGCTTACGCATCAAGAAAGCGCGAAACGGTTGATCAGTTAGAAACGATTGCAGCCATTGCCCCCCCTAATTACCAGCCATTTATATTCGCCAGCATTATCGAGAACATCGATGGTGTTGGGTTGGATCCGCTGAAAGAATTTAATAAGAAACAAATGCTAATGCAGGGCTTGAGAGAGCCTGAGAACGAAGAAGAGATGGCGCAAGTGCAGCAAATGTCGCAGCAAACTAACGCGGAAGATGAGCTCATGCAATCGATGGCTAAGAAAGAAGAAGCCGAAGCGCAAGAGAACCTAAGCAACGTACAGAAAAATCAATCGCAATCACAACTCAATGTAGCGAAAGCCGCAGAGATTGCGCATGGCATTAACCTTGATCGCTTTAAAGCAGCTAATGACATTGTTGAAAAGCGGGCCGAGAGGGTACGAACAATTTAACTAATTTAAAAAGAACATGAAGAGGTCGCATTTTGCGGCCTTTTTTTATGTCCGGCGAAAAGTCGAGTGAAACCGTGGAGACGCGAGCAATGAGTGAAGAAGAAAAGGCAGTAGAACAGCAAGACGATATTTCCATTGGCGATACAGGCGTAACCCTCGACGGAGGGGAGCAACTGGTCGGTGATGAGGTTAACGAAGAAGTTGAGATCGTCCTCGCTGGTCAAGAAGATTCGCCATCTGATGAGGCAGCTAGTAAGCCTGACAATCGCGATTACATATTGCGACGAATGCAAAAGAAACGGGACAAGGTAGAGCAAGAAAACCTTGAGCTGAAGTTGAAGTTGGCTGCTAACAGTAGCCGGTCCGACAACGCAGAACCTCCTACGTTAGAGCAGTGTGAATACGACGATACACGATTTCAATCCGAGTTATCGAAGTGGCAAGCGGCTCAACAGGAAAGCTCTGTTAGACGGATTATTCAAGAACAGCAAGAGGGTCACCGGCTTGTGGCTGCTGAACAAGGCAAGCAGCAAGCACTAGAAACATACGCTGAAAACGCTAGCAAGTTAGGCGTCTTGGACTTTAACGAGTCGCAAGATAAAGCGATGGATATCTTGGGTGATGACTTCTCTGAACTTTTAGCTGTTCAGCTTCCAGTGGACTCACCAAAACTGATGTATTGGTTTGGTAAGAACCCTAAAGAAGCTGAGAAATACCGTGACCTATACCAGAGCAATCCGGGTGGGGCAACTTTTGAGTTAGGCAAGCTGGCTGCGAAATTGACAGTGAAACGCAAACATTCAAGCGCTGCCAGTCCTGAGCGAAAAATTGATGCATCCGGTGTTCCCGGTGGTAATTCTGATTTCCAGAAGCGCTATCAAGAAATTGATAAGCAGCTGGACAGTGGAAAGCTATCGATACAACAGGGTGTTAACAAGGTGCTCGAATTAAAACAGGAAGCAAGAAAGGCAGGCTTTGATGTTGCTCAACTTAAATAAATAGGTATAAAAAATGAGTAATCAAGCCAAGGTAGTTACCCGAGTATTGGGTGAAGAGTTAGAAAAGTTTGAAGCAGACAATATTTGTCTACGACAAGCAAAAGTAAAAAGAATGGGCGGCGAAATCGGCCATCGTTCGGAATTCACCGAATGGTATGACGCGCCTTACATTTCAACCACAACAGACGGTCTTGACCTAACAGGTGGATTTAACGAGACAACTGGTTTAGCAGTGCCGCATCGCGTTAGCACTTACACCAGCGTGCCCTTTAAGTTAACCAATACTGACACGTTAGACTCAGATGAGTTATCACGGAAGATGCGTTCAGCTATGCAGGCCATTGATAACCGCATTAACCGTGCGGTGGCCAATACGGTCGTTAACCAAGGCTCACAATTTGTTGGTAGAACCGCTGCATTAAGCGGCTTTGCTGACATTGCTGCGGTTGATGCGTTGCTATGTTCACAGGATGTGAGCCAAACAACTGACAAGACGATGATCCTAAACCCAACCGACTATAACGCAATGGCGGCTGATCTAGCTGTTAGACAGACAGTCAGGAACGGCGATATCTCAACTAACGCTTATCAAAAGGCATTAGTACAAGAAATCGCAGCAATGAAGGTGTTTAAAACTTCATTCGCTCCTGTTAAAGCTGCGGCGGCGGGTGGTGGTGCAATCACTGTTACTGGTGCTCAATCGTACAACCCACAAGGTGCCACGCTTGATGCGGAGGGTAACCCAACCAACGTTGATAACCGCTCAATGAACTTAACTGTATCGGCTACTGCGAACGTTGTAGTTGGTGATAAGTTCACTATCGGCGGCGTTAACGCTGTGTCGTCGCAAAACAAAAACGATACGGGTGAGTTGCGAACCTTCACAGTGAAAGCTGTTGTTGATGGAACAACACTACAGATCAGCCCACCTATCATCGATGCAACGGCTGTGGGCAATACTACCGCGGCACAAGCGCAGCGTGATTACGGTAACTGTTCTGATGTTGCAGGCGGTGGCGCAGCCATTACGTTCGTTAACTACGATACTGCTGGCACTAACCTTTTCTGGGAAAATGATTCGCTCTGTATTAATACAGCGCCGGTTGTTGGCTCACAAGAAACGTTAGGCGGCATGATCTTAATGAACGCTACAACTGAGCTAGGTTTAAACGTTGTTGTTGCTAAGCAAGGATCGATTAACGATCTAAGCACTGACTGGCGTGTCACTACGTTCTTCGGTGTAACGATGCGTGATCCGTTGAAGGCTGGCATTTTAATGGGTGGTCAAACACCTTAACCGTTAGGGGGCTTCGGCCCCCTTTCTTTATTATCTGGAGAAACACATGAAAGAAGTTATCCCTTTATACAATCGATCCGAGTTCCCAAAATGGGTGGGCGGTGAGCTTGTCCGAGATGAAGAGCAAGAATCAGCGGTAGTTGAGAAGCAGGTAGCCGCAGCCGAAGAAGAGAATAAGAAATTAAAAGCCGAAGAAGCCGCTAAAAAAGCCGCAGCCAAGGCAGCTAAAGAAGCCGAAGAAGCCGCTAAAAAAGGTAAGGAATAGCCTCATGGCAACAGCTAACGAAATTGTTCAACTCTCATTAAAGTATCTCGGTGTACAGAACCAACTTACACCAGCAGACCCACGAGTAGTTGCTGACACCTTTGATGAGTTAGTTGATATGTTGAATCGCTGGGCATCGGTGGGGATCGATTTAGGTATTACGATCCCTGCCAATATCTCAGACGAGCTAGGTAACCCTGCTGAGACAAAGACGGCCTTAGCTTCTGCGCTTGCGTTAGAGGCTTTACCTGTTGCTAAAGTTGATGTTACGCCAAGACTGCTTGCGAAATACAAACGCGCGTACCGATCATTAAAAGCAGCATACGGCAAACACCCTCAGCAAATGCTTCCCTCGTCACTGCCTATGGGTGCGGGTGTTAACTTAGGCCCGCGCAGTAGACGATTCTTTCCTGAGCCTGCGGTAGTAGGCACCGATGATAATAATGCGCTAGGAACATAAATGGCCTCAGTAACCCGAATATCAAACCTAACAAGAGTCACCGCCATACAGCCAGAGGACATTATTCCTTTTGGCCCACAGTCGGGTGATTCTGCGCGAGGAATTACTAAGACAAACTTTTCTCGCCAGCCTGTTTATTCGGTGAGTGAGTTACCGGTCGGTGTAGCGGGTGACACTGCTTACGTCAGCAATGGTGCGGCGGGTGATCCTGTGTTGGCGTTTCATGACGGCGCAAGCTGGTTACGCTGTGACACATTAGCTGTGGTAAGTGTATCGTGAAGGTGCCTTTACCCACCGGCATTACCGGTGATAACGACATACCTAAGCGTAAAGAGTATTTGGTTAATCTGTACAGCACAGAAGACGCATTGATTCAAACGCCGGGCATATCAGCATTATCAACAGGTGATGGAATCTGTCGTGGCGCGGTTACATTTCAAAATGAATACTATCAAGTTTCGGGGAGTAACTTAATCCGCATTAGCTCAAGCGGTATTAAAACCGTGATAGGTGCAATAGCCGGTACAGCCGATGTTGTTTTTGCACAGTCCTTTATTGCTTTATGCATAGTTGTAAAAGGTGGTGCGGGTTATTTTTACTCTCCTTCTACTGGTTTAGTGCAAATAACAGATCCCGACTACTTTCCTTCGGTTGATGTTGATTCAATTAACGCACGATTTGTTTTTGTGCCTGCCGATGGTGGGCCTTTATTTTATACCGATGTCAATAACTTAACCGACATCCCAAGCCTTAACTTTTTTGATGCTGAATTACTGCCTGATAACAATAAAGGAATTATTAACTTAAGGAATGATTTACTCGTAGGTGGTACGGACTCGTTTGAGGTATTTAGAGATCAAGGCGACCCAGATACGCCGTTTATTCGCGTCGATGGTGCCGCTGTTGAGACAGGGTACGTTGCTGCAAAAGCCCGCTATAAAGATACCTTCTTATTCTTAGGTCGTGATCGTGATGGCTCGTTTGGCTTCTTTGCCATGTCATCCGGTGATGCCCCTCAAATATCTAACTCAGCTATTGCAGAGTTACTAAACGAAGAATACACCGAAGCCGAGCTTAATCTTTGCACCTCTCAAAGGTTCACATGGAAAGGCGTAGACATGGTTTGCTTCCGTCTTGCTCGCCATTCACTACTTTATTTTGGTAACGACTGGACATACATGCAAACAGGTATAGATCCTGATGACACACTACAGCCGTGGTCAGTTAATCACCTGTCATTTGCTTACGGCAAATACTTAGTAGGCAGTGCAGATAATAATTCAATAGGCATTCTCGCTAACATCAACACAGAGTATGGCGAAAAGATTGAGCGGCAGATTAATACGTTCGTGAAGGCTGATAGAAATGCCTACTTTGAAATAGATTCCGCCATGCTCGATGTAACCGCTGGCACAAGCTTCACAGAAGGAACGGTAGGCCTTTGCGGCAGTAAAGATGGCCTCAACTATGGCGAACCGTGGTGGCAGCCCCTCGGCGCACAAGGTCGCACAGAACAGCAGGTGAGGTGGACAGGCGGCTTAGGCGTATTTGAATCGTTTCTTGGTTTAAAGATACGCACCACAGCCGATGTTAAATTCTCAGTCGATGGATTTCTAATCAATGTCTAATTTACCCAAGCATGGCGACAATATTATTGATCGCAGAAAAGATGCAACCGGCCGAGAAAAGCTAGTCGCCTCATTTCAATTCCAGCAGTTCTTAGATGACCTTGGCACCGCAGAATCAGGCAGCACTCAAATCATTAATCAAAGCCTTATAAGCAGTGCGTTGGCGCGAATAGCCGAGCTAGAAACCGTCTCGCCGCTAACCTCTGATGACACAGGGTTCTCGGTAGACTCAACCCTATTAACCGTGGATATGACCCTAGCATGACACAGCAAATAATTAATGTCGGCGCAGCTGCGAATGATAGAACCGGTGATTCGTGGCGTGATGCATTTATAAAAGTAAACGCAAACACCTCAGAACTTTATACAAGTGTGGCGAACAATGTTGTCGTTATAAATTCAGAAGCCGACTTCCCCGTGCAAGATGCATCAACCATAACATTATCAAAAAACTTTCTTTACTTCATCGGCTCACCGGTCTCAACCGCCAAAAGTTTTAACGGTGATGGTATTAACATTTTAGGCTTAGGTATTACGCCCGACGCTCAACTAACGTACACCGGTGTTGGTGTCATGTTCACAATGACAAGCGGCCTTATTAATATAAGAAATTTAATTTTTGACTGCCCAAACGGCACAATATTTTCAATGAGCGGGTCGGGCGGCCCCGGTGTTGATTCTCAGCTATTAGTCACTAGCTCAAGATGCTTTAACTGCATGAATATAGGGACACTCAACGGCCTAGATGCTGTTGTGTTTGATATTTGTGACTTCACCAACGTCACAGGTAATGGTTTTGTTTTCGCAGGCACAGGCTGGTTAGTGCTTAGCTTAAGCCGCGTGAGCATGGCAGGCTTTACTAGCAGTATCGCTATCGATCTTGGCACAGCCATATTCGGTGAAGTAGAGTTGCGTGACATTATCGCCGTAGGTGATGGAGCCTCTACAGCCATATCGGGCTTAGCTGCTAACGGCAATATCGTGGCTGGTTCTATCGGTGAAATAAAAGATTGCAACCTATCTAATATAGGCACAGCACTAGCAGGTATTGATGAGCAGGACATTCGCTGGCGAGTAAGAGACAACGCGGGCACAGTTAATAGTCGCTATGCCGCCGATGGATATATCACCATTGCTGAAACAGTCACTATTAATACTATCTCAGTATTTGAAGAAATAGCCGGAGTTAACTGGGTAAACACAACGCAAGACAGATTCACCACATCAACCAGCGGCGTTATCACCTACAACGGCCAAGAAACCATAGAAGTTAAAATATCCGGCATAGCAACCGTTGAGAAAGTGGGCGGCGGTGCAGATGAAATAGCTGTACGTGCCGCGGTTAATTGGGTATCAGGTGGCGGGCTAGTGCAGTCGGGTGCCATTACAACCAACAGCTCACCCACCTCGGTGCCTATTAACGCATTAACTGAGTTATCCACCGGCGATAATATTCGCTTAATTGTTGCCAATAACGGCAGCACCTCCGATGTTGTCGCCAATGTAGCATCGTTGAGCGTGGTCTCAGCATGACAGATATCATCTTAATCAATAACAAAACAAACACAGCAGCTGATACCCGTGATGTGTTTTATAACGCCACTGATAAGTCAGTAACTATCACCGCGTTTACAGCGGCTAACAGTACCGAATCATCAAAGAGCTATAAAGCGTATATCACCGCAACACTGGGTGAAGACGTAGACCCTGTTCAGCCTTTCACTATTGTAGTGAGAGACAAAGCAAGTTTAGGCATTTACTTATTAGCTCAAAAAATTCCAAAAGGCGGCGCACTCGAAATAGAATCGAGCGATGCTGATTCATTATCATTTTACGTGACAGGTAGGCAGGATTAGTTATGGGATTATTTAGCCAGTTTGGGGAGATAGCAAGCAAGATTCAGGCTCAGAATGACGACACAGGTGTCAGTGATATATTTAAACAATTAAATTTAGGCGTTGAAGGGCTACAGCCATACGCAGATGCTGGCATACCAGCATTAGCAGGATTAGAGCAGGGCTCAACACTAGAAGGGTTTGGTGGTGGGTTAAGCGATATCTTTAATTCACCTGCTATTCAGCCGCTGATACAAGATCGTATGCGCGCAGCTGACTCAGCTTTTGGCAGCGCAGGTTTAACACGCTCAGGTGGAGCTATACAAGCCGCTGCTGACATCCCTACTGAGCTAGCCATGATGATTGAGGAGTTAATCAATGGACGTCAGAGCCAGCTTGCAGGCCTTGGAGTGGAATCAAGCGCAACCAGTGCAGGCTTAAGAAACCAAGCAAGCCTTGGTCGCGCTGACGTACTTGCTGATCGCTTTGCAACACAGACAGGTGCTGATCAGGCCAGCAAGGGTCGGAAGCAAGATCGCCTCATGACTGGCTTAAGAACTTTCGGATCGATAGCAGGCGCGTTTTCAGACAAGCGATTAAAAACTAATATCAAGCCTATTGGTAAGATTAAAGATCTCACTGTTTATGAGTGGGATTGGGCTGAGGGCGTACCAGAAGAGGTAGGCAAAATGAATACCGGATTCATGGCGCAAGACGTTGAAGAGAAATACCCAGAGTTCGTCAATGAGATGAACGGATTCTTAACCATCGACTATCAAAACTTAATGAACAAACTTGAGGTAGCTCATGCCTAACCTTTTTGAAGATTACATGCTCGGCGCAGAATTTAAGCGTGGGCGCGATGATAGAAAGCGAACATCAGAACTTGCAGGTTTAGTTCAGCAGGGTGATGAAAGCGCTATCAATGAGATGGCTCTATTAAATCCTGATGCGCTGCGTAATCTTATGACGCTGCCCGGCTTAGGTGATACTACTAGGGCAACGCAAGAAACCGCAAAGCTTCAATCGCTACAAGCACAAGCAGGGCAAGAGCGTGTTCGTTTATTAAAAATCAACGAAAACTTAGGTGCTGCTTTAGCCGGTGGCCCTGAGAATCTGCGCGTTAATTTAGCGAAAATCGCAGAAGGCAGAATCAGCGAAGATGATCCTGATTTTAATCTCGATGAAGTGGCAGAGATGATGCAAATGGCAACCACGGATCCAGAGAAAGCCTTTGCTCGCCTGCAAGAGGAATCTACCAGTGTTGGCTCGCAGCTATCAACGATAGATCA